CAAGCGGTCTTGGCGCGCAAGCAGATCGAGGCGCAGCGCTACGAGCTGAAAGTGTGGGTTTCGATGACCTATGGCGTGGGAACGTGGGAAGAAATCCTCCGTACTGAGGGCCAGCTGCGCAAGCAGCGTCAAGCAGCGATAGAGCAGCAACAGGCATTCTTTGCAAAAGTCTTCCTCGGCGCCACGCTTTTTGCTACTGTAGGCATAGGCGGCGGGCTGCTGTACTTTTTTGCAATGTATCTGAAGGATCTGCAACAATGACAAATCTGACGGCGATACTCGGGGCAGTGGCCCCTACCCTAGCAACCGCAATGGGCGGCCCGCTTGGTGGAATGGCGATCAAGCTCGTGGCTGACAAGTTAGGTCTTTCGGAATCCACCATGGAGGCCGTTGAGGCGGCGGTGTCAAGCGCCACTCCTGAGCAGCTGGCGGAGATCAAGAAGGTCGAGGCAGACTTCAAGGTACAGATGAAGGCGCTGGACGTAGACTTGGTCAAGATCGCTTCTGCCGATCGGGACAGCGCGCGCCGCCGCCACGCCAGCGTTAGGGACATGACCCCTACCGTCCTTGCTGTTGGCACGCTTCTTGCTTTCTTCGGCTACGTTGGGGCAGTAACCTTTATCGATCACGGTGCCGATCTTGGCCTTATCAACGTCGCCGTAGGCTGGCTGGGTGGTAGCGCATCTGCTGTCATCTCCTTCTACTTCGGCGCCAGCAACACAACGGAGAAAAACACATGAGCTTTAGACTTTCAGAGCGCAGCCTGAGCCACCTACAAGGTGTCGACGAGCAGCTCGTCGCAACGGTAAAGCTGGCGATACTGCTGACGAAGACTGACTTCGGTGTGATCTGCGGTATTCGCACGATGGAAGAGCAGCGGGCACTGGTCGCCAAGGGCGCAAGCAAGACCATGCGCTCCAAGCACTTGGACGGCAAGGCCGTTGACCTGATGGCCTACATCGGTAGCCGTGGTTCGTGGGAACTGAACCTGTACGACGATCTTGCTGACGCTATGCAGGAAGCAGCTGTAGAGACCGGCGCTGTCCTGCGCTGGGGCGCTGCGTGGCACATCCCGGACATCCGCGACTGGGATGGATCGATGGAAGACGCGATGAACTCGTACGTGGACCTGCGCCGCAGCGAGGGCAGGCGTCCGTTCATTGACGGCCCCCATTTTGAGCTGGCCTGACCGAGGGGAAGTGTGATGGCGAAGTCTCCAGCGTGGCAGAGAAAAGCCGGGCAGGACCCAACCGGTGGCTTGAATGCCAAGGGCCGGGCGTCCGCCAAAAAGCAGGGGATGAACCTCAAGCCGCCTGCTCCGAACCCGAAGACCAAGAAGGACGCAGGCCGCAAGAAAAGCTTCTGCGCTCGGACGGGCGGAATGCCCGGTCCGATGAAGGACGAAAAAGGAAAGCCGACACGTAAGGCGCTATCGTTGAAGAAGTGGAACTGCTGATGGGAAGCGTACAACTCACGCATGAAGAGCTCGAGGCAATGCTCGACCGCTCTGCCAAGCGAGGTGCGAGGGCCGCGCTGCAAGAGCTTGGTCTCCACGACGAGAACGCCCCGCGGGATCTTGACGAGCTGCGCGGACTGCTGTCTGCTTGGCGTGAGACGCGGACCACGATGTGGCAGACTTCGGTACGGATTGTAACGACCGGCGCTCTGATGTTTATCGCCGCTGCGATCTGGATGTCTTTCAAAGACAAGGTAGGACAGTAAGATGAATCGTGGTAATATGTCGAAGCAAATCACGGAGGTTCCGATGAAGAAGCCAGTGAAGATGAAGCCAACCAAAGCCAAGCCCGAATTTAAGAAGGGCGGCAAGGTTGACCAGTCCATGTGCAGCCCGCGTAAGCAGGAAGCGATGAAGGGTCTGTCCTGATGGCCGAGGGTAACAAGATCTGTCCCAAGGGCAAGGCTTGGGCCAAGCGGACCTTTGACACCTACCCGAGCGCGTACGCCAATATGGCGGCAAGCAAGTATTGCAAGGACCCGAATTACGCCAAGGGTGCCAAGGGCAAGAAGGTCAACAAAAAGGCTGAAGGCGGCCTTGTAAGGGTTTTCTGATGGGCGAGCTTAAAAAGTGGCGCGAGCAGGACTGGGTCCGCATCGACTCGGGTGGAAACATCGCGGGCAAGTGTGGCACGTCCAAGGACAAGAAGAACCCTGATCGCTGCTTGCCTCGGTCCAAGGCTCAGTCTCTGAGCAAGTCTGAGCGCGCATCGACGGCTCGCAAGAAAAAGCAGGCTGGCGCCAAGGGCAAGACGGTTGTGTCGAACACGCCGGAGGCCAAGGTCAAAGGGTACCGGCGCGGCGGCTTTGTGGGCACGTTTTGATCGAGCGGTGGATCGAGGAGCTTGCTGAGGTGGACCCTGACCTCGGGCTTCCTCTCTGCCCATTTGCCAAGCCTGCGCACGACAAGGGACGGGTAAAGATTGTGCAGGCAGACGGGGCTCTTTGGTCCGCGGTGTTGCAAGCGGCGGCTGGTCTGACGGATGAGCTGGACGTGATTGTTGTGGTGGACGACGCGTTCTCTGGGGACTACGAGCAGCTGGAAGTTGCGACAGACCATATGAACGAGTTTTTCAGCTCAGCTGGACTAGACCTCTGGGCTTTGTCTCACATCAGCGAGGCCGCCGTCATCTTTTTGCAGCGGCTCACGGAACTTGACAATTCTGCTGCAAAACTTGAAAAGTTGGGTTACTATAGAAGATATAGCGCGCCCGAGTACGCGCGCTTGATTTTGGACAGGCGAGATAGGAGATCACGTCATGATGCAAGGCAAGGACAAGAAGCCGATGGCTGCCAAGGGTAAGCCCAAGGCTGCAATGAAGCCCGGCGAGAAAAAGATGATGCGCGGCGGTCAGGTCAAAATGATGCGCGGTGGCGAAGTCATGATGAAGCGCGGCGGCAAGGTCAAGGGGAAGTAACCCATGGCCAAGGACAAGCAGTTTCCAGACCTGAACAAAGACGGCAAGATCACGAAGGCTGATATCCTGAAGGGTCGCGACGTCGAGGGCTTCAAGGCCGGTGGCAAGGTGGCTGGTTTCAAGGACGGCGGCTGCGTTATGGCAGGCCGTGGCGTTCGCAACACGAAGATGGTGTAACAAATGACAACGTCCGGCAGCCGAGACTTCAACCTCGACATCGCGGAAGCGATCGAAGAGGCGTATGAGCGCATTGGTAAAGAGGTGCGCACAGGGTACGACGCGAAGACGGCGCGCCGGTCGCTGAACCTGATGTTTGCAGAGTGGGCCAACCGCGGTCTGAACCTGTTCACCGTGACCCAAGACACGCTGACCGTGACGCAGGGTGTATCGAAATACACGCTCGATCCGGACATCGTTGATATTCTGGACATGGCGCTGCGCCGCAACGGCACAGACATCGAGATGGTGCGCATCAGCCGCTCCGACTATCTGGACTTTCCGAACAAGACTGATCAGGGGCGACCCTCGCAGTTCTTCTTTGACCGCCAGATCTCGCCGGAGATCAACCTCTGGCAAACTCCGGAGAACTCCACGGACCAGCTGGTGTACTACTACGTGCGCCGGATCGAGGACGCAGGAGCGCTGACGAACACCACGGGCATCCCGTTCCGTTTTTACCCGTGCATGGTGGCCGGGCTGGCATACTACTTGGCCATCAAGCGCGCACCTGAGCGGGTGCAGATGATGAAGTCGATCTACGAGGAAGAGTTCCAGCGCGCCGCGATGGAAGACGAGGACCGAGTGCCGCTCATCATGCGGCCGAGCGGTAGATACCTGAGGGTCTAATGGCTTTTGCTTCTGAGAAGAATGCTTACGGGATTTCGGACCGCTCCGGGTTCCGCTACCGGCTGCGCGACATGCGCAAGGAGTGGACGGGTGCGCTTGTTGGCGCTGACGAGTTCGAGGAAAAGCACCCGCAGCTCACCCCGTCCCGGCACAAGTCGGATCCGCAGGCGTTGCGGAATCCACGGCCCGACGGCCCTGAGACCCTCAAGGTCTTCGTTGGCGTCCCGACGGTAGAAGCGCCTCGCCTTCAGAGCGTTCGTATGATAGGCAAGGCTGGACAAGTTACGGTGGTGACGACATGAGCTTTACATATGGCCAGTTGAAGCAGGCCGTCATTGACTACACGGAGAATGACGAAAGCAGTTTCGTCACCAATATCCCGTTGTTCATCAGGCAGGCCGAAGAGCGCATCCTCAAGCAGGTGCAGCTGAGCCTGTTCCGCAAGAACGCCACGGCGTTCACCGACAACGGCAATCCGTATCTGGCGGTGCCTGCGGACTTCTTGGCGCCGTACTCTCTGAGCGTCCGCACAGGTGTTGGCGGCACAAAGGACTTCTTGGACTTCAAGGACGTCTCGTTCCTGCAAGAGTACACGCCCTCGCAGTCGACGACGGGAGAGCCGAAGTACTACGGGCAGTTCGACGTGGAGTATTTCCTGCTGGCCCCAACGCCGGACGCGATCTACACAATGGAGCTGCATTACCTGTACCGGCCGCAGAGCATCACGGAGCTTGCTGACTCGGGCACGACGTGGCTGGCCACGAACGCTCCGATGGCCATGCTGTATGGGTCTCTGATCGAGGCGTACATCTACATGAAGGGCGAGCAGGACGTGCTGGCCGGATATGAAAAGCGCCTGCAAGAGTCCATTGTCGGCATCAAGCTGCTGGGCGAGGCCAAGGAAACAACGGACCAGTATCGCACTGGCCAAGTGATTAGGGCGAAGCAATGAGTTTGGGTTTCATGGACATCGGCGCCGTGGGGGTTCGAACAACCAGCGGCCGCGGATTTAGCACTGAGGAGCTTGCGCAGCAGGCGGCCCAGAAGATTGTCAGCGTTTCGGAAACCGCGCACCCCGCACTGCGGGAGCAAGCCGTGGCTTTCCAAAAGCAGATCGCTGTCGTTGTCGAGCAGTACATGAAACAAACGGTTCGCAGTGACCGCACAACAGTGTATAATGCGCTGACAGACGCAGGCCATCCTGACTTGGCCGAACTCATAAGGAGACTTTGACATGGCTTTTATAGGCAACTTTCTTTGCACATCCTTCAAGCAGGAAATCCTGCAAGCTGTGCACAACTTTACGACCTCGACGGGGAACACCTTTAAGCTGGCGCTGTATAACAACAGTGCTTCGTTTACGGCTGCGACCACGGCCTACACGGCCACGAACGAGGTTGCGAACTCCGGCTCTTACGCTGCGGGCGGCGGTGCGTTGACCAACGTCACGCCCACGACGAGCGGCACCACGGCGTTCACGGATTTCGATGACCTGACCTTCACCTCGGCCACGATCACGGCGCGCGGCGCGTTGATTTACAACGACACCGCTGCTGGCGATCCAACCGTTGCTGTGCTGGACTTTGGTGCCGACAAAACGTCGACCGCCGGTGACTTCCAGATTGTCTTCCCTACCGCGGATGCTTCGACGGCGATCATTCGCATAGCTTGAAGCACGCGGGGTGATCGGCCATGGCAAACATAACGGGCTGGAGCCGCGGCACATGGTCTGAGGGCGCGTGGAGCGAGGCCGTACCGGTAACGGTTACGGGCCTTTCTGCCACGGCCTCTCCGGGAACGCTTACTGTTATTGGTGACTCGACACTCGCTGTAACGGGTCTTTCTGCCACGGCTGCTGCTGAGGGCGTCACAGTCCAGATCAATGCTGCTCCAGACATTGTTGGTCTGGCGGCGGCTGGTGGCGTTGGCACGGTTGTTGCAACGGGCACGGCTATTGTTACGGTAACGGGGGTGGATGCCACTACGGCTGTTGGCACTGCTACGGCCGCTGCGGGCGCCGGCGCTGTTGCCACGGGGGTTGCTGCCACCGGCGGGGTCGGCGAGGTCACGTTCCGCGCTTTGGTCGCCGCTGTCGTCACCGGTGTCGAAGGCACGACGTCCGTTGAGGGCGTTACGATTGGCGAGGGCGTCGGTGTAAGCACAACGCTTACAGGCGTCGAGGGCACCGGTGCGGTGGACACGGTCATCGCGACAGGCTCCACCGCTCCAATCCTCACGGGTCTGGCCGCGACAGGGGACGTCGGCACTATTACAGCCACGGGCATCGCTGTTGTTTCGGTGACGGGTGTGGCGGCCGAAGGCTTGGTGAGCTCGATCCGGCAGGACGCCTTGGTCTTCTTTGAGGGCTGGGGCCGCGGCACATGGGGTCAGGGCGCATGGAGCCAGCCGGTTACGCTGCCGCTCGAGGCCACTGGTCAGGTCGGCGAGGTCACGACGCAGGTCAACCAGCGCATTCCGGTCAATGGTTTTGCGGTGACGGGGGCTGTTGGTTCTGTGGCCGTCACGGGCGGCACGGGGATCGACGTTCTGGTCACAGGGGTTTCCGCGCGAGGGCTCATCAGTCCGTGGGGCGTTCTGGTCTGGGGCCGCATTGTGCCTGATCCTGACACGGACTGGACTCCTATTGCGCCAACTCCCACAACAGTCTATACTGAGATTCAACCGTGACCCGGATATAAGGGCGACCTATGGCTAGTACATATACCGTAAATACCGGCATCGAGCTCATCACCAATGGTGAGCAGTCGGGGACGTGGGGTGATACCACCAACACGAATCTTGAGATCATCGACCGCCTGACGAATGGCGTTGGTGACATCACGATTACCGGCACGACGCACACGCTGACCACTTCGGACGGCGCGCTGTCGGACGGCCAGTACAAGGTTCTGGTATTTGGCGGCACGCCTAGCGGCACCAACACGGTGACGATCTCGCCCAACGATCAGGAGAAGTTGTACTTCATCGTCAACAACTCCGGCGAGAGCATCATCCTGACCCAAGGTTCGGGGACCACGGTTACGGTCGCCACCGGCGCGACGGACATCGTCTACGCGGACGGCGGCGGTGCAGGCGCGAATGTGGCCAGTTTGGGTGCCGACCTCTCGAACGTGTTGACGACAGCTTCGATTGGCACGACAGTCTTGGCCTACGACGCAAATCTGCAAGCTTTCGTCACCGCACTTACACTGCCGACCACTGATGGCACAAGCGGTCAGGCTTTGGTGACGGATGGATCGGGCAGCATCAGCTTCGGTGACGCTGGCATTGGATTCGGGAAGGCCGTCGCGGCGGCCCTGATTTTTGGTTAAGGAGAAGCTAGGTGGCAAACCCGAACATAATTAACGTGACCACGATCCTCGGCAAATCCGCCGTGGTCAGTCTCACGACGACAGCAGCAACTGCGGTGGTGAGTAACGCTGCCGCAAGCGGCAAGGTCTTCAAGATCAACTCGCTGGTGGTTTCAAACGTAGACGGCACGAACGCTGCAGATATCACTGTGAGCTACTACAGCGCCGCCGCGATTGGCGGTACGGCGACTCAGATCGTCAGCACGGTGAGCGTCCCTGCGGATGCCTCTCTGATCGTGATCGACAAGAACACCTCGCTCTACCTTGAGGAAGACCGGTCGATTGGTGCGACGGCTGGCTCCGCGAACGACCTGAAGGTCGTAGTGAGCTATGAGGACATATCTTAAAAATGCTTATGCAGCTCCCAGAAAAAGCTGCCTGCGTTTACTCCGTTACCAATAAGGTTGACGGAAAGATGTACGTTGGAGTGACGATTGATCCGGAGCTCCGGAAGCGCAGTCACTTTAAGCAGAACATTAGAACCCGGTCTATGCTGAAAAACGCAATCGCCAAGCACGGCGAAGAAAACTTTGTGTTTGAAATCCTTTGCGTGGGAGCAAAGGACTACTGCTACTTGGTCGAGTCACGTTTTATCTCTGCGTACAACACCCAGACCCCCCACGGATATAACATCTGTTCCGGCGGCAGGGGCTCTAAGGGTTTGACGGGAGAGCACAACGGGATGTACGGCCGCACGGGGGAGCAACACCCCAACTTTGGCAAGCCCGGCTATCGGCGGGGAGTGCCTCATACGGAAGAAACCAAAGAAAAGATGCGGAAAGCGCATCTTGGCAAGGTTCGGTCCGAAGAAACGCGCAAGAAGATTAGTGAGAACGCCAAAAAGCGGACTGGGCACATGGAAAAGATGTGGGAAGCTTCAAGGTTGTATCGCGAGCGCAAGAAGATTTTGGCTGCGCAACAAACTCAGGTTGAGGAGTAAGCTATGCCTCGTGGACAAGGCGGCACGCTAAGCGGTTTTACGCCTCTCAGCACACCGAACGCACCAACCGACTTGAGCGTAAGCACGAGCATCGGCTCTGCTTCTGTTTCGTTTACCGCGCCCAGCGACACTGGGGACGCGGCGGTTACGTCGTACATCGTGACCGCGATTAACGAGAGCACGGGTCTGAGCACTGGCGCTGTTGGTTCAGCTTCCCCGATCAGCATCTCCCCCGGCGGCGGCACGTTCAAGATTCGCGCGCAGGCGGTCAACGGCTTTGGGCCGGGACGGCTGACGGAGTTTGTACCGGGGAATGCCGTATTCTCAGGAGCAGAGTTGTATGCTTGGGGCGAAGGTGCCAACGGTCGCCTTGGCGACGGGACGAACAACATAGATAAGTCCAGCCCTGTTCAAATCGGTGCTCTAACCAATTGGTCGCAGGTTTCTGCGGGTTATGCGCACACCGCCTGTGTTACGACTTCTGGCACTCTCTTTACTTGGGGGATCAGCAATGAAGGTCGCCTCGGTCACAACAACACTATTTCTCTTTCTAGCCCTGTGCAGGTTGGCGCTCTAACCAATTGGTCTCAAGTTTCTGCGGGCCTTGCGCACACTGCCTGTGTCACAACAGCGGGCACTTTGTTTACTTGGGGCAATGGTACTAACGGACGCCTTGGCGACAACACGGTCGCCAACAAGTCTAGCCCTGTTCAAGTCGGCGCGTTAACTAATTGGTCTCAAGTTTCTGCTGGGGGCGTTCACACCGCTTGTGTTAAAACTGACGGAACTTTGTTTGTTTGGGGGCGCAACTATGACGGACAACTCGGTCAAGGCAATATCATTGACCGTTCCAGCCCTGTTCAGGTGGGTAGCTTAACCAACTGGGCGCAGGTTTCGGCAGGCGCTTTTTTTACCGCCTGCATTACAACGACTGGAGCTATTTTTACATGGGGCGGCAATAACGGGCAGCTTGGTCATAACAACACTATTAGACTTTCCAGTCCCGTACAGGTTGGCACCCTTACAAACTGGGCGCAGGCCTCAGCAGGCAGCAATCACATCGCCTGCGTCACGACAGCAGGCACCCTGTTTACTTGGGGCTTCAACAACAGCGGCAAGCTTGGCAACGGCACTATCATTAACCGCTCCAGCCCTGTTCAAATTGGTGCGCTAACCAACTGGGCACAGGTTTCAGCAAGTGATGTCAACACCGCCTGCGTGACAACGGCAGGCACTTTGTTCACTTGGGGAGACAATAGCCCTAGCGGTCAGCTTGGAGACGGAACGATTATTGATAAGTCTAGCCCTGTCCAAGTTGGCGCTTTAACTAACTGGGTGCAGGTTGAAGCAGGCGTCGCCCACATCAACGCCCTCCAAGGAGTCATATAAATGCCCAACTTCTCGGGAATCTGGAACCTAAAAGAGCAGGTGCAGGCCGTCGCTGCGGGGCGGTGGACGGGGTTGCCGATATTCGAGCTATATGGCTGGGGCCGCAACTTATTTGGGGGGATTGGGGACGGGACTATTGTTTCTAGATCTTCGCCGGTGCAGGTCGCGGGCTCGGACTGGGCGCAGGTTTCGGCGGGTTTCTGGCTCACTGCCTCCATTAAAACTGACGGCACTCTTTGGGCTTGGGGCTACCAAGGCTCCGGAGGGGGCGGCCCTATATCTGGAATCGGTGATGGAACCATTATCTCTCGCTCCAGTCCAACTCAGATCGGTGCGCTAACAAACTGGGCGCAGGTTTCGGCGGGTGGCGGCAGGACTGCCTCTGTCAAGACCGACGGCACTCTCTGGGCGTGGGGGGTCAATAGCAACCGCTTTAATAGAAGAGGTGCGCTTGGTGACGGCACGACTATCGACCGCTCCAGCCCCGTTCAAATCGGTGCCTTAACAAACTGGGCGCAGGTTTCAGCGGGTCAAGGGCACACTGCCTGTGTTAAAACCGACGGCACTCTCTGGACGTGGGGGTTCGGAGGCTACGGCACCCTTGGGCACAATAATAACGCTAACCTCTCCAGTCCTGTTCAAGTCGGCGCTTTAACAAACTGGGCGCAGGTTTCCGCAGGCGTCAACCACACCGCCGCCATCACAACCTCCGGGACGCTCTACGCATGGGGGTTGGGAAACTTCGGCAACTTAGGTCAAGGCACGGTTATCAGCCGCTCCAGTCCTGTCCAAGTCGGCGCCCTTACGAACTGGAAGCAGATTTCGGGGGGCGAGGTTTTCCACGCTGCTATCAAGACCGACGGCACTCTCTGGACATGGGGGTTGGGAAACTTCGGCAACTTAGGTCAAGGCACGGTTATCAGCCGCTCCAGTCCTGTCCAAGTCGGCGCCCTTACGAACTGGAAGCAGGCCTCGGCGGGGCGCAGACACATCGCTGCAGTTAAGACCGACGGCACTTTTTGGGCTTGGGGTTACGGCGGCAACGGTGAACTCGGGCAAGGCACGGTTATCAGCCACTCCAGTCCTGTCCAAGTCGGCGCCCTAACTAAATGGGCGCAGGCGGCAGCGGGCGGCCTACACACCGCCGCCCTTTTTCAAGACACGACAAACTAATGCCCAAAACCTTTCACTTCCTCGCTGGTCTCCCCCGCTCTGGCAGCACGGTACTCGCTGCGATGCTCAACCAGCACCCTGACGTCCACACCAGTCCGACAAGCGGGCTGGGCGAGGTGATGTTCAACACCTTCAAGGCGTGGCAGGGCAGCTCGGCCGAGCAGGCAGCCCCCGACCCCGACCAGATCAAGTCCGTGTTGCGTGGCATTATGGACGCGAAGTACGCCAAGGTGGACAAGCCTGTGGTGATCGACAAAGCGCGGAACTGGGCGGACGCCTCGACGGTGCAGGTGCTCAAAGACCTGCTGCCGTACAAGCCCAAGATCATCGCCACCGTGCGCAGCATCGACGAGTGCGCAGCATCCTTCGTGCGGATCGCCAAGCCCAACGATCCAGAGCAGTTCCTGCGCAACAGCGAGCTGATCGGCCACTTGAAAGAGAGCTACGCGGCGCTGCTGTCAGGGTTCAACTACGACAAGTCCTGCTTTCTGTTCGTCGAGTATGAGGACATGCTGGCAGACCCGAAGAAGCAGTTGGCCCGCATTCACGAGTTTCTAGAACTTAGCGATTTTGACTACGACTTTGACCACCTCGACGAGTACGCCCCGAAGGAGCGCGACGAGGAGATATGGCAGGTCCCGGGCCTGCATGCCGTGGCCCCGAAGCTGGGCAAGCGGCACAACGAGAAGCCTGAAGACGTCCTGCAGCACATGCACCAGAACTTCGTGCAGCCCTGCTTCTGGCGTGAAAAGCCGCTGACGACCGAGATGATCCATCCGCTGGACATGCAGCTTGCTGCTGGGATCATCGGCGACTTTGAGAAGGGCGAGGAAATCTCGCAAGAGCTGGCGATCAAGGAGCCCAAGAACCACCGCGCGGCGTTCAACCGTGGTTGGTACGAGATGCGCAAAGGCCACCTGCTGGACGGCATGAAGCTCTTGGATCGCGGCCGGATCGAGAAGGTCTTTGGCAACGAGGCGCCCAAGGTGCCGACACCGATCTGGGACGGCGTGAGCCAAGGCACGGTCCTGCTGAACCTAGAGGCGGGACTGGGCGACCAAATGCACGGTGCGCGGTTCGCCCGTGAACTGAAGAAGCGCGGCAATCAGGTGATCGTGGCGTGCTCTGGCGCGCTGGCGATGACCATGCGCCATGTTGATGGCGTCGATATGGTTGTCCAGCACGAGGCTGCGTTCGGCGTGGTGCATGACTTCTGGGTGCCGAGCATGACGGCAAGCATTCCGCTGGGCTGGCAGTACAAGCACATTGACGGGTCGGCGTATATGCCCAAGCCGGATGTAGCTAAGAGCGGCAAGCTGCGGATCGGTCTGCGCTGGCAGGGCAACCCTGAGTTCGAGCACCAGCAGCACCGGTTGTTCCCGGCACAGTACATGTTCAACGCGGTGAAGGGGCTGGATGTCGAGTACGTCAGCCTGCAGCGCGACGAGGGCGCGGAGCACAAACCTGCGTGGGTCAAAGATGTGCCATTGGCGCACTGGGAAGACACGCGACAGGCTATCGCATCCTGTGATATTGTGGTAACGTCCTGCACATCAGTTGCTCACATGGCGGCGGCGATGGGCGTGCAAACATGGATTGTCACGCCCGTGCTTCCGTATTATCTTTGGGCGAAGCCGGGACATCGGACGGAGTGGTACGACTCAGTGCGTCTTTTCCGTCAAACAGGACATGGGGACTGGGTGACAGTCTTCGGAGAGTTGAAAAAGGAGCTACACCATGCCTACGAAAACGGGTTATTGGATTCGCGTCAAGAACGGCCAAGTCAAGGACGTGTGGGACTACAAGCCGTCGGCTGACAAGCTGGCTGTAGAGCCCGGTTGGCGCGAGGCCGTCGAGGTCATGCCCGACCTTGTGCCGAACCGCGAGATCATGACCACGCACCAGATCGACATTGATGTCGAGCCTGCGCAGATCGTGTGGTCGAAGCGTGAGCTTGAGCCTGAAGAGCGCAAGGATGGCCTGCGGTCGCAAGCCAAGGCCGAGTTCAAGGCCGTGGTTGACGCCGAGGTTGCCAAGGAAACCGATGCGTATCCTGAGACGCAGTATGACGCCGCCGTGGTTGACGCTGCTCGCGTGGTGTTCGAAGCCCGCATGGATGCGATTGAAGC